TTCCCTTGTTCCAAAACATTTATGGCTGAGACTGCGCGAAACTTCCACAGCTGCCTCTATGCTTGAATATGGTGTACTGCGAGGTGACATCATACCACACATCGCCACATGGGGGCACTCACCAAAGAATGGGAGTTGACCATGGAGGCTGAGAACCCCCGATGATTGTGTAAATTGCCAACGCTCATCATCCCACTCGGCACCCCAACCAAAGCGTATTTGTTTGGGAAGGGGGACATCCAATTCTTCGAGGACACGAACTCTCAACTCTTCTGGTGGTGTTGTGAGTATATCTTCCGTAAGATCACAGATAACACATGAAATTGTGTGACCATCTGCGAGAACAACGGGTTGGAGATTCCACTTCGTTGTAGCCACAATTTCAAGGTCGTCACCAAGTTCAATGGGTTCATCAAAATCAAAAAGAACATTTATACATCCATATGTACTCTCTCGCACCTTTTTGTCTGCTTCTAAACCCCAATTCTCACCTAGAAACTTTAGAGCTGGACTGTTATCTAAACAAAGGAAAAGCATTCCATCGTCAATCACTGATTCATCCACAAACTCCGCTTTGTAACCATCCTCAAGGTATTCAACTCCCTTGAGCTCTTTCTCAAATTGAAAGTCAACACCCACCTTCTCAAGGGCTTCTTGCATTGCGTCACACATCACTTTACCAGAAACCTTTTGGGTGTATTGTTTGGAGAGTCCCACATGATCAAAACTTTTGACAAATTCATAGGCAGACATAGTCTCCCATGTCACACCATCCATAATGAGTGGAAGGTGTTCAAGTAAAGTTTGACCACTTTCCGTTAACTCACCGAGGGCATCTTTGAGCGAGACACCCCTATACTTTTGAGGTTGAGCGAGGACTCTCACCGCGAGAGATGTGAGTGCGCCGCAATCTTTGATACCGAGAGAACGACCTATAAAATTATAGAGATCTTTCTCTGCTGGCTCAAATATGTCATTCCATCGTAGCCCCATCTCCTCAAAGAGACTGTGGGTATTCACAAAAGCCTTGTCAAAAACTATTCTGTGTGCGTGAAGATCTCTCATGTCTGTATCTGGTTCCCACCAAGAACCACCCGCGGATGTCTTTCTATCATAAATTGTAATATCGTGTTCCCCTGACCTGAGTATTTCCCAAGCAAGCGACATACCTGTTGGTCCAGCGCCAACAATATGAATCTTCATTCTACTTTTAACATTTATATTAATCCAGATTCTCTTCTCTCCTCTGGAGTCTTGAGGGCATACATGACGGTCAAGAAAATCACTGTGGAGATGAGAGCATACTCAATGTCTTGGGTCGCACTGAAGGCAATCAACATGACAGAGAAGAAACGGAAAGTCTTGCTGTTGAACGCAGTCTTGAGATTCTTTGGAATCTTGATCGCGTTACCAGAGAACAAACCTTGATACAAGATGATGAGGGTGAAGAGGACGGGTTGTGCCTTAATAACGGTTTCAGTTGGTGTGCTGAGTGGTCCAAGGAAGTTTGAGAACTTTTTCATTTAAAGTAACCTAAGATAAAAATAAAATATCTTCACAGAGTAGGATGCTATGCGTCGCAACCCATAGACCACTGAAACCCCCTCCGTCACAGAAGATGAAGACCTGGAAGTTTGCCGCCAAATTTGTATGGAAAAATAATTTTGTAAAAGATAAGGCAGAACTTGGGTCTTGGACGAGGGATCAACTTTTGGAACTTGGACCGACTTTTGTGAAATTGGGTCAAATCGCATCTACGAGAGCCGATCTGTACCCTCCCGAATTCACAAAACAGTTGGAGTCTTTACAAGACAATGTTCCTCCAGTGGCATATGATGTTGTACAAGATGTTGTAAATTTAGAATACTTTGACGAGTTTGAACCAATACCATTCAAATCTGCGAGTATTGGACAGGTACATCGCGCAAAACTGAAAAACGGGAAAGATGTCATCGTCAAAGTCAAACGACCTAATATATACGAGACTATGAAGGTGGATACAGATAATGTCCGTGAGATTGTGCGTTTTTTGGAAAAAGTTGGGGTTGACACTGGGAATAGCTCAGAGTTTGTGCTCAATGAATCCATCGAGTACCTTTTGGGTGAATCAGATTATCAACAAGAAATTGAGAACGCCGTGCGTTTTCGAAAGAATATGAAAGATGTAAAGTGGATAAAGGTACCAAAAGTCTATAAGGATTTTTGTACGGATGACACCATCGTCATGGAATATGTTGAATCTGAAAAACTCACGGAACTCACAGATCCAAATGTAAATAGAAAGAAGATCTGTGAAGCTCTCATCAATTCCTATGTGATCCAAACGATGGACAAAGGCTTTTTTCACGCAGATCCCCACCCCGGTAATTTAGGGTTTTCATCTAAGGGCAAGTTAGTCTTCTACGACTTTGGTCTCATTGTAGACCTTTCCGAAGAACTTCGCGAAGGGTTCAAACAACTCTTCGGATGTATAATAGACAAGGACACGAAGGGAATTGTTCAAATTCTTGTGAACCTCGGTGTCATAATACCTATGAGTTCAGATCTTTCAGATATTGAACTCTTTTTTGAAACAGTTTTGGGTTATCTTGAAACCCTCGATGGTTCAAATATAATAAACGACGATATAGCGGCACAACTTGCGGCTGAAAAGCCATTCATGGTACCGACGAGTTTTGTGTATTTAGCAAAATCCTTCTCGCTCATAGAGGGTATATGTATCCAGTTAGATCCAGAGTTCAACTACTTCACCTACCTAGAACCCATGATCAAACAACAATTTGTGGAATCAGTTGACATACAAGATGCTATCATGAAGACGGCAGAAATGCCCGCGAAGATACGAAATATAAGTACGGCTGTTTTGGGTTTGGAGAAATCCAAAGCGGCCATGAAAAGGTCTATGTCTAAAACAAGACAAGATATACGCATGGTTCAGTATAGTATAGTGAGCGCGCTCTTGGCGGATCAGTTTGACGATACATCATTAACGATGGCGTTTGTTCTGTGTACTTTGTGGTTTGCGTTTAGTTCTCGTAAAAATCGATAGCGACTTCTTCCTTTTTCTGAGAACCCTTGAAGAATTCCTGGTGTTCTTTGAAGATTTCCTTGACACGCCGTTGTTCATCGCGGCTAATATCCGACAACTTCTCTCGGATCTTACCCACGTCTGTGTCATTTTGTTTCTTCATCTTCTTACCAAACTTCTTGAAACGGTTAGTCTTCGCCATTAAAGTTGTAGATGTTGTGAGAGAGAACATTTATTATCTACTATCTTTTTATTTTTAAGCGCTTCAACTTTTCTTCAAACTCACGCCTCTCCCCCGGTGAATCTATCTCTTTTCCTGTGGCGAGAGCCTCAATCTCCGGTCCCGTGAGATGCATCGCGTTTACCCTGAAATCCCTAAACGCCTCCATTGTGATGGGTGCGAGAGGTTCAACCAAGTCATAAATAGCATTCGCGTAGTCCCTGATCTCCTTTTGGGCGTGATCATCCATACGAAGATGGAGATAATGCATCAAGTTGTGGAGGTTAATCTTCCAATAGAATTCGGTATAGGTACACTGTGGGAGGTTGCCGCGCGCCTGTTCCCGACACACTCCTGTTTCTAATAGATTCTCGTACAAATCAAAAGAATGTTCTAAATGTTCGTTAATTTGGTTCGTCTTTTCTTCGTTGACCTCCACAACCCCCTCAGATCCCTGGTTATTTACCTGAGACTGACCTCGTAGAACTCCTGGGTTGTAGTACTGTTTCGGTACGACGGAGTAGCGGGCGGAGAGTTCATTGACGGAGGCTGTTCGATGTCGAAAATGTTGACGGGCGATGTAGAGGGGCATCTTGATGTGGAACTTGAATTCCACCATTTCGAAAGGCGTTGTGTGCCAATGTCGAAGCAAGTACCTGAGGAGTCCTCGGTCTCCTCGGGAAGTCTTTGTTCCATCTCCATATGATACTCTGGCAGCTTGGACGATTGAGGTGTCCAAATCTTGTTGCGGCATGTGATCAACCAATCGTACAAATCCTTGGTCCAAGACATCTTTTTGCATAGTGTTCTAATTCTTAGTTCCCCCCAAATCTTTAATCAAGTCATCGATATCACGATAGTACCTTTTGAGATCCTTCATAAACCTCTTGTTATTCTCAAGAACTTCACACTCAGGTTTGTTGAGATAAATCCAAGCTAGGTTTGATTTTGAATATTTTGTCCTCTTTTGATTGTCATTAGGTTTGCGAGCCACCAACTTGGTGGACTTTTTGGTTTTCTTGGTGGTTGCTGTGACTTCCACACGATTCACAAAACTGAGGGCTTGCATGACGGTGTCAGCCAAGTCATCTTTCTTTTTAGACTTGAGAAAGGTCTCCAACCAATGAGCGTTTGTGGGTCCACTCCGAATGAATTCTTCACATCTCTCAATGGAGACCTTCTTCCGTTTGTTATACTGCGCTTTGCCGGGGCCAGCGACATCTGGAATCTTGTGACGCGCATCATAGAGAATTGTCTCCGCATTAGGACATTTAATGATAAAGTATGCATGGAGGAAATGCATGACGGATACCATTTTCTTGTTACGATCTGGTTGCTTTTCTATGAGGATTGTTTGGGCAGTAAGAACCCAAGGTCTTTCATCGAGATGCTTTCTCAAGGAGACATATATACCATCTTTGTGTTCGGGTGGGACACCAGAGACATCCCATTCTTCCACAAGATTAGAGGTTTCATTGAGTAAGCACATGG